TCCGCTGGTGGTGATGCAGAACCTCAGCATCATCCACGGCCGGCCCTCGTGGTCCAGTTCGTTCCTGATTGCAACCGTTAACGCCTCCGGCCGCTTCACCCCGCTTCGGTTCGTTTTCGACGATCCCGCCAGGCCCAGCAGCTGCTACGCAGTGGCCACCGACAAGGCCTCCGGAGAGGAATTGATCGGCGAGACCATCACCCTGGAGATGGCCAAGCGGGAAGGCTGGAGCACCAAGGCCGGATCCAAGTGGCTCACGATGCCCGGCCAGATGCTGCGATATCGCAGTGCCAGCTTCTGGGCCCGCGCCTACTGCCCCGAGGTTTCCCTGGGCCTCGCCACTCAGGAGGAAGCGATCGACGTTGAGCCGGTGTCGGTGACGGTGGAGACCCCTGCACCCGCACCCGCACCGGTTGAGGTGGTGGAGCCAGAGCCGCAGCCTCAGCCTGAGCCCGCGCCAGTGGTGGCGGAGCCCGAGCCCGATCCCGCCCCTGCCGTCGAGCCAGACCCCGCCGCCCTTGCCGCCCGCGCCGTTGAGCGGATGGCCCAGCTTGCGACCGTCCGCGACATTGAGGCCGCCACCACTTGGGCAGAGAAGGCCATGGCTGAGGATCTGATCACAGCCGAGGGCCGCCAGCAGATCCAGGCCGCCGCCGATGCCCGGACCAAGGCGGTCGCGGCACCTTTGACCGTGGCAGCTCGGCAGGCAGTTCTGTCGGCGCTTGCGAGCGCCGGCCTTGAGCCCGCATTCCGCGAGTGGTTCGGCATTGAGGAATCGACTCCCATAGCCACCGCCATCACCGCGCGTCAACACAGGGAGTGGACCGATGCACAGCGCTGATCGCCACCTAGCCGCCGCACAGGAGCACCTCCACGAGGCGGTTCGCGCCGCCCAGCTGGAGCGCGACGCCGCCCGCTTCAATCCCACTGCCACCGTCCGCCAACGGGAGCGATTGGCGGAGCGGGTCGGCGCGCTGATCGTGCTCGCGTCCATGGCCGCAGAGCTGCTGCCGCTGCACGAGGGGGGCCCCGATGCCGCCTGAACGCCGCCGGCGCCTGCGGGGCCAGACCACCCGGCCGCTCACCTTTCACCCGGACATTGAATTCCACCAGCGACTTCGGGAGTTTGCCGACGAGCACTGCCTCACCATCTCCGGTGCCATGCACGAGCTGGGCCGCCGGGCACTGGGGATGAGCTCATTGCTTGCCCAGATGGACGAGGCAGATGGCCGGTGAACACAGCTGGTATCTCAACGCCATCGGCCGGGTGCCGCTGCTCACTCCCGCCCAGGAGATTGAGCTAGGCACCCTGATTCAGCGATGGCTGACCCATCCGGACGGTCCCGACGATGCCCCGCCTGCAGTCCGCCGGCGGGGTCGTCGCGCGAAGGACCGATTTGTAGAGGCGAACCTGCGGCTGGTGGTCAACTACGTGTCAGAGAAATGTTTCCGACTGGCGAAGAAAGGCGAATTTATGGACCTAGTGCAGGCCGGAAACCTGGGCCTAATCCGCGCCGTCGAGCGGTTTGATCCAACCCGCGGATACAAGTTCTCCACCTACGCCTTCTGGTGGATCCGCCAGGGGGTCAACAGGTACATCGACACCAGCTCCCGCCTGATCGCCATCTCCGGCGTGCAGAGCCAGAAGCTAACGGCCCTCTCTGCCGTGAGTCGCCGCCTGTTTGCCGAACTGCGCCGGGAACCGACACCGGCAGAGCTGGCGGCAGAGCTGCAGATGAGCCTGAACGCCTTCGAGCAGATGATCCGGCTGAGCCAGCGGATCGTGAGCTTTGACGCCTCCATTGCCGACGACGGTGGCAGCCTCGTCGAAAGCCTGGCCGCGCCTGCCGAGCCGGAAGCGATTAGCCCCGAGCTTGACCAGGTGATCGCCGGCCACCTGCAGGAGATCAGCCCGCGGTCGCGTGAGTTGCTGGCCAACCGCTTCGGCATTGGCCGCGATCCGGTGCCGCCGGAGGTGATGGCCCTCGAGGCCGGTATTCCAGTCGATCGCGTTGAGCGGCAGATCCGCCTGGCTCTGCTGGAGCTTCGAGCCCGCCGCAGCGCCCGTGCCGTGGTGCATGTGCAGGTGGAGCCGGTCGGTCAAGAGCTGACCCAGCTGGCTCTCAGTATTGGCCCAGCAGCCGGCGCCACCAGCTGCGCCGCTGGATCCGGGCCGGTGGCTTCTGCGCCAAGGCGGCGGCGGTCTCCAGTTCGAGGATGTAGCGCGCAGCTGAGCGGATGATCTGCTGCTGCATCACCGTGAGCCGCAGCAGCTCCGCGCAGTGATCGGCGGTCTCCTGCGGCTTGTTCGGCCCCTCCTTCCGGATGGCGCGGCGCGAGGCTTCGAGGTTTGCCTGGGTGCTCAGACTGAGATCGGGAATCATCCACTGCATTGGCTTCATGAGCTCAGGCCAGGATTGCCGGCAGTCTGTCCAGCCCGTGCCGGCGGTCTCCGTGGTTGAGCGCGATGGCCGCCCGGTCTGGGCTGTCTGCGGTGGTGGGATCTGCGTAGAGGGTGACTGCCTGCGCGAGGTCAGCCGGCGCTGGCTTAGCGAGGTCGAACTATTACAGCCCAGCCCGTCCGAGGACCATCAGCCTCCCATCGCCTGAGCCAGTTCTGGCGGCTGTAGGGCACGCGAGCACCGGTGCGGCCATAGGAGAAGCCGCCAGGTACCAGCAGAGCTTCGCCGTTGGGGTCGTTAAAACCTTTGTGGACCGCCTGGCTGCTGGGCCGATCGTAGAGATCGTGCAACCTAGAGACGATCAGGCCGCGGTCGTGGTGCCTTGAGCCTCAGAGAATCAGGCGCGGGCAGGTGCCCAGTCCCCAGTCGACGTAAAGCCGGCGCGGATCTGTGCGGCGCAGCCAGCTGACCAGCGTTTTGAAATCGGCGCGGTTCTGGATGCCAACGCAGCCGGCCGTGCCGGGAGACGTGGCGGAATTGGCATCAATGTGGATCTCGATATTGGCGCGCTCCGTGCTGCCCGGAGCCACGTAGGTCAGGGGCACTGACACCGGGCCCAGGGCGGTGCTCCAGCTGGCGTTGTAGTTGTCGACTCCGCCAGCCCAGGCGATGTCCGCAACGGCGTATTCACCCTCGGGCAGCGGCTCCAGGGAGCCGGGCTTGCTGTCGCGCCCCGTGCGGAAGTTCTGGCGATAGGCCACCCCGGACACGCAGAGCAGTTCGCCCTGGGCGGAGTTGCCAACCATGTAGAGCAGGCGCAGCAATTCCAGGCCGCGGCCATCGATGCGCCCCGTGCGGCTGAGATGCAGGCAGGAGGTGGTCGTCGGGGTTGCTGGGGGTTTGTCGGGCTGCTTGCCGCTCTGGCTCCAGACCTTGAACCATTCCCGGTTGCGGCGCATGGCCGTGGCATAGCCATTGGTTCGCAGGTCCTCTTCGAGCAGGCCAATCGCTGCGTCCTGGTGCGACAGGCCCGCCACTCGATAGCGAAACAGTTGAGCAAGGGTGATAGGGGCAGAGTTGTTCATGCCAGGGGCTCGTCAACAGGAGCGGAACGTTTGGGTTTTCCGGCTGGAAAGCTGGGGCAGCTGGCTATCCCCTGTAGAGTGCATCGCCTGATCCTAGGGGTGCCGGCCAGGGGAATCGGCGCCACACAGATGGAGATCGGCGCATTCCCGGTATCCCCGCCCGCCTGTGTTGTCGCCCTGGAAGTCGTAGGGGACAACCAGGCATCGCTCCGCCGGTGCCGGGGCCGGTGCCGCCTCCTGTGCCTGCGCCTCCCAGATCCCGCGCAGGTCGCCACCGGGAGCGATCCGGGCTTTCTGCTCTGGGGTCAGCGCGTCATCAAGCGCGTGCCAGAAGGCCTGGTGATGAGTGCTTGCAATCGTGTTTTTGGCGTAGCGCCAGAGGGGGATGCTGGTCATGGCAGATAGGTCGGCTCATCAATGCCCCCCCGCTTCGACGGGGTGCGAGAACTGCCACCGCCAGACGGCTGCATGAAGTAGGTGGCCGCGCTCTGCACCGCCAGCGCAATGCCAGGCAACGCAATGCCCCAGCGGCTTTCGCATCGGTCCGGGTTGCCGTTGCGGGCCTCGCAGCTGCCGGTGTAGATGAGGAACGCCAGGATCTCAGCCGCCACCAGGCCCAGGATGGGTGCTGTGTTCACTGCCTCGCCCCCTCAAGCTTGGCGGTGCGCTGCTCCAGCTGAGTGATTCGGCCTTGCACCTCGCGCCGGTCTACCCGAATGTCCTCGTGGAGTTCTTCCAGCCGTTGGGCCACGTTCTCGACGGCGACGGTGAGGCGTATCACAATTTCTCGGTTCTCCCTGGCCCTGCCGCTGACGATCACTGCGGTGGTGCCGGCGCCCCCTAGGACTGCCGAGAGGATGGCGGCAAACACCTCGATCACAGCAGCGGTCCTGGCTCTGGGGGCAGGCTAGGTAGGGGTCAGATGTCCGCGCTTCCGGAATCACCCCATCCCTGCATTGGGAAATGGACCAGCTGGCGGGGTGAAGTTGTCGTTGTAACGGGCAACCCCATTGATGACCCTAAACTCGTCATATCTGCCGCTGATGGTATAATCGGTGCTATAGTAATAGCCAATTTTGAGCTGATTGTCGGTGAGATTTACCGGCGCATTGGCCTCCAGCTTCTTGATTCCGCCGACAAAGACCCGCAGCAGTCCGCTGCTCCTAGTGATAGCGAAATGCTGCCACGTATTGAGCGTGACGGCATCAAAGGTCGTACCATCTGAGCCAGATAGAGATACTCTCCAATTTCCTTGAAAAATTGAAACGCTAAGCCCACTAGATTGCCCGCCAAACGTAAATAAACCGCTATTGGTATTCCCGCTGTTGGTGTAAAACCAGCACTCTACTGTAAAGTCATTAGTATTAAATTGAAACGCAGAGCCAGCAGGGAGGGTAAGGTAGTCACCGCCATCCAATGTTAAGCAGCCGCTGCCATATTTGGGATCAGTGGTGCTGATTTTGGCGCCACCGTAGGCGGTAACGGTCCACCCGTTTGGACTGCTGTCTGTAAATGTTGAGCTATCATTAGCGCCATCCATGTGCAGCAACAGTGAAACACTGGAAAAATAGCTGTCAAGCGCTTGAAACAAAGTATCTGGGGCGATTGCAGCTGAAATCACGCCAGTTGCGCTAACAAGGACTGAAGTGCCGTCTGGCTTTACGCCCCCCAGGACTGACTCAGACGCAATAGGCAAATTGAAGTTCTCCAGGCTTTCCAGCTTCTGCACCTGCGCCGCCGACATCAGGCCGGCTGAGGTGGTGCTGGCTGCTGTGATGTCGGCGCCCAGGCCGGTGACGGACCAGGTGAAAGCGGTTGGGGTGGCATCCGCACCGGTTGAGGTGTTGGTGAACTTGGCGTAGACGTACCGGGTCGGCTCGGTGGTGGATGCGTACAGCTGCCCCGAGATACCCGACGGGGAGATGCCGGTGACGGTGGAGGCTGAGGGAGCTGTCAAGAACTGGGGCTGAATCTCAATCCGCCAGACCGGAGCCAGAACTGGCGAGTCGGCGATATTGACCGTGAACAGCGACGCCACGGACTGGTTGCCGCTCTCGGTGCGGCTGTCCAGCTGCAGGTCCAGCGCCAGGCCGGTGACGGTCGGAGTGACCCCAGCGGTAAGGCTCTCAAGAGTGAGCTTGAACCGGAAGCAGCGGCCGCGGATGTAGTCGCCGGCCACCTCCACCCAGTCGCTCCACGCCGGCTGCTTGGCGACGGCGTTGCCGGGTTGGAAGTAGACGCCCGACACGTTGCTCTGGGACAGCTCGTAAGGCTCAAATGCCCGCTCTGTCGCCGTGCTTACGAACACCCGCACCGCGCAGCCGTTGGGCACGTTGGCCGTGATACTGCGCCGGATGAACAGATCCTGGATCCGGCCCAGGTCAACAACGCCGCTCGAGAACCATGTGCCGCTGCCTCTGGTGCCGATGGCCAGGTGATAGTCGCCGGAGAGCTTGCCGGTGGCCAGGCCGAGCTGCCCGCCGCTGGCGGTTACCCCGTCCTTCCGCCCCGGCCACGGGATCAGAGGGGTGGGAAAGTCGCTGATCTCGTCCAACGCGATCAACGTCGATCGCGTTGTCGGCGCTGTGAAGATTGAGGCGATCGACGTTGCCGAGGTGCTCCAGTTCCCGGCCTCATCCCGGAACTTCACCAGGTACGTGCCCGTCATCGCCGCCACCTCGACTTGGGTCTGATTGCCCGGCACCACTGCGATCGGTGTCGAACCCTCCCACGTCGCGCCACCGGTGGCCGATGAGCGGCGCACCTCTGCCAGGCCGCCGTAGGTCACGTCCAGATCGATCGCCACCGCAGCGCCTGCAGCGTCAATGGCCCCGGTCCAACGGAGCATCAGGGCCGAGGTGCTGACGGTGGTCAGGGTTAGCCCGCCGGGCCGGTTTGGTGGTGCCGTGTTGCCAGCTGCCGCGAAGGTGGTGCCGGCGAACCCGGCCGACTGCCGCAAGTTGGCGCCGATGGAATAGACCCGGATCTCATAGGAGCCGGCGCGGCTCTCAATGATGTCGCTGTTGGTCTCGCACTCAAGGCGGTTCCAGTTGCCGGAGTCGAGCCGCCATTCGATCACGTAGGAGGTGACCCCTGGCACGCCGGGCCAGCTAACCACCAGCTTGGTCTTTGCCTTGGCCCGCTCCACATACATCACTTCATCCACCGACACCGCTGTCGGCGCCGTGGGTGGTTCGTTGAGGTTGGTGGTATCTCTGAACTCAAGCGGCTTGTCTTGCTCGATATAGCCGTATTTGCTGGGATTGTGGGAGATGCAAGTGATCTCGTACTCGATCCCGTTCGACTCCTTCAGGCCCAGCACCGTCCAGAGGCTGGTTTGCACGGTTGGCTCGGACAGCACCCATGGCGCCAACGGGCTGGGGTTGGCGGAGAACGGAACCTGAGGCGAGAACGTGAGCGTCGCCCCACTGCGGCTGACGATCGGCCTCGTCTCGGTCGCGCCGCTGGGCATCACGATCGACAGCGTGCAGCCCGTCATGCTGGCCGGCAGGCCCTCGGCGCTGTCCAGTACCACGTTGGTTTGTGTGGCCGAGACGATGCGCCCGCCATGCCGAACTCCAGCCTTGAGCGGGTCGGCGATCTCAACCCGCGAGCCAGGCCGCAGCATCACGCCGGCGTCGATGCTGGCCTTAAAGCTGCAGATCTGGTTCTCCTCCCACTCGGAATAGAGCACCCATTCGGCCACTCGCCTGGCCTGGCCCCTCGAGGTGCAGGCAAAGGCGGCCACGTCGCGCCTGACGACGCCGTATTTTTCGATCAGCTCCTGAGACTCGACCGACTCGTAGGCCAGGTCTCTGGTCGCCAGGTCTAGGTAGGCGGCGGAGACCACCGTGGGCCTGTTCTTGAGGCTGCTGCTGCTGTAAGTGAAGATGCCATCAACGACGTTTGACTGATTGAAGCAATAGACCGGATCAGCCGGGCGATCCTGCGACAGCGCCACAGACCCAGCCGCCCAGAACGGCATGGCCCGGAACACCGAGCACATGTCGGAGATCAGCTTGAAGGCCTCATCCTGGGTCTGGATGTTGACGTTGCAGGAGAATCGCGGCTCAGTGCCGCCGAAGCCATCGGGGACCAGTTCCGAGCAGTATTGGCTGCAGGCGTAGAACGACCACTTGTCCAGCGACGCGCCGCTGATGTGCGTGCCGAACCCGTAGCGGTTGTTGGTGAGCAGGTCGTGCAGGCACCACGCAGGATCGCTGCACCACACAGCGGCGCCGAACTGCCCGTTCCAGGTGCCGGAATAGATCAGCCGGCCGGTGGTCGCGTCCACCGTGGCATTGCTGGGGACCGCAATTTTCTTGCCCCGGATCCGGTACTGGCGCGAAGGGATCCGGCTGAACTGGCTGGCATCAACGCGCAGGCCAACGCAGGCCGTGTTCGGATAGGCCAGCTTCGCGTAGGTGATTTCGGTGTAGCTCTGCCATGAGAAGGCGTTCGTGTTTTTCGGGTCGGTGCTGTCCGGGTTCTCGCGGCTGACGCGGATATTGACCGGGAAAGCACCGTTGAGCTCAAAACGAAAGTCCTTGGTCCACAGATCACCGGTCCGGTCTTCGACGCGCTTGTTGCCCTCATTGACGGTCTGCCATGAGCCGCCGGCATATTGAACGTCAATGTCTACATCGAAAAAGCTGCCATCAATGTCGCCGTTGTCCTTGACCCGCTGCAGCTGTGGCACCGCGATGGTGACGCGCACGGCGTCCACATCGGGATTGGTGATCGTGCGGACAACGGGAGTGGACTGGGTGACGGTGACGCCTACGCCTTGCTCGCTGCCCACTTCCTGCCGCTTGGCCAGGGTGATCGGCGCCTGATCCTGCGTGCCGGTCCTGGTGACGACGGTCACGCCGTCGAAGTTGAAGCTGTTGTCTGCGTTCTGGATTGGGGTTTCATCCAGGTAGATCGACTCCAGGCCATCCACTAGGCCTTGGATCTCGCCCTCGCAGAGCACGTCGATTAGCGCCGCGTACTGCGTGGACGCGAGATTATCCTTTGCCGTCTTTGGCGTGCGCGTGGAGGATGCTCCGCCCTTGCCGCCGCCGCTAGTTGCACCGCCAGAGCCAATGAGTTTCATGCTCAATCCTGATCAGAGTCGATGCTGGAGCTAACGACGATGCTGCCCACGATCATCTCCCCGTAGACAATCGGAATCGGCAATCCTTGCCGGGAAGTGTTTTGAATCCCCGAGAACGAGTAGCTCTTTCGTGGGTCTCCTTGGCTGTCATCGCCACCGTCCAGGGTCGGCACCGGGGAGATCAGCTGAGCGACGCCGCCAAGGACGAGGCTGGCGCCGACGCCAAGCATCAGGTTGACGGCAAGCGCTCCCACGCCAGGGATGAAGGATGCAGCCACCAACGCCACTCCCGCCAGAATCCGCCCGGCCGCTCCAGCTCCGCCGATCACGGGAATGATCCGGATCTCCTGCTCACCACTGGGATGGCCCAGTTCTTCCTCGCTCAGCGCATAGCCGCCGACGGTGACCCGGTAGCGCTGGTCTACCATGTGCCGCTCCAGGCTGGGCCAGTTGGTCAGCAGAAAACGGACCGCGTCGGCAGCACTGGAAATCTCAGCCTCAAGCTCCTTTGCCTTCAGGAACTTCGCTAGCCGGCCGTACACCCGTATCTTCCGCAGCGACATACCGGATCCGCCTTCCCGTGCAGGCTAGGTACCACTCCCCGTAGAGCTCCCGGCAGCTCAATCGGTGCTGCATGTGGTGCAGGATTCGGCCGTATTGATCACCCAGGAACACCGCAATGTGGTTCAGCCCCGGCGATCGAATCGACATGAGGATCAGGTCGCCGCGCTGCAGTTCTTCCTCCGGCCCCAGCTCTCGAAAGCCGGTGTCAGCCCAACACCGGTCAAACATCGGATCGGCCAGGAACTCCATGGGATCCGCCGGTCGCTCCCAGTCCCGCAGCTCGATGCCCAGCTCTTCCTGATACCAGTCGCGGCACAAGGCCCAGCAATCGTGGACCCCCCATACCCAATGCCGCCCCAGCAACGGCGCCTGGTAGCCGGTGGGGGAGCACTCGCCCCATTGCTCGGTGGACGGGTTGAAGATGTGCCAGGCCAAACCGGACGCCTCGCAGGCTGCGAGGTCTGCCATCGAGGGGAGCGCCGAGGTGATGGGGTGCGAATGAAATACCGCAATCACCTCGTCAGAGTCATTTTCGGCTGCTGCATAGTCCCTGGGATCGAGAATGAACATCTCATCGGGATTAGCGTCCAGATTTCGACACGGCACATATTCCAGCTTTTTGCCTCGCATGACAACCAGCCCGCACACCTCCACGTCAGGCGTTGCCTTGGCGTGCTTTGCTGCTGCTGCCTTCCAGTCCTTCATGCGTACACCTGGCCCACGCCGGGGAAGCCACCGAAGGGGAGCCGCTCACTGCCGCCGAAGCGGAGTTTGCACCCGTCGGTTCTCTTGCTGCAGAGGTCCGCTGCTGCATCCCATGTGGGGATGTCCATCACGGTGTAGAACTGCGTTCCGCGGACATTGCCGCTGGTGCTGCCGCTGGCTGCGCTGCGCGTGGTGAACGTGTCGGCCGTGGTTCCGGTCACTTTGTAATGCCCGTCGATCAGCGCCCCCGACGTGGTGTCAAGGTAGATGTAGTCACCAGCCACCAGCCCGTGAGCCGTGGCGGTCACGGTCACAGTCTGGCCACTGCGGGTATAGGTGCCGTTCGTGAACGATGCCGCCGGCGAGTAACCGCAGCCGTCGCCCCTGTAGAGCCACTGGCACCAGGTCATGCACAGACGCCGCGGGGCCCGCACGCCGGCAAGGTCGAACACGGCAGCGGCTTCGTACTCCACTGCGTCCCGCGTCTCGCTGACTTTGCGGTCCAGAAAATACACCTCTCGCGGAAACTCGGCAGTCGGGTCTGGCGTCCCCAGCGGGTTGATTCCACCGGGGAAGTTCACCCCATCCAGGTAGCGGGCCAGCGTGCGGATCCTGGTCAACTTTGCGCCGTCCAGGCTTTTGCGCGTGGTGCTCTCGATGATGGCGGTGATGTTGCTCAGCACGTTGGAAGCCCGAAGCGTCGGCCGCGGAAGGGAGCCGTTGCCGTTCCACTCGAAGCCTTCCACCTCGATCGGGAAGCGCTGGTACGTGTTCCCGGCCCAGACGATGGAAGCGCCGCTGTTGAGGCTGGTTCCGGAGTGGAAGCGCAGCACATCGCTGACGCCGTGCTGGGCGGTGTTCAGCTCCAGGATGAACAGCTCAATCAGCGCCGACGGGGCCGCCGCCTGCAGATCGGAAAACGGAACGGTCACGCGGGAACCTGGCGAAAGGTCAGGGTGAAAGTATTACGGGCACAGGCCAAAGTGGCCTCCCAGTCATCGCAGACGTATCTGCCGCTGGTCCCGCGCGGTGGCGTCCAGTCGAACGCCTCCACGCCAGCGCGGGCCTCGAGGAACGTGAGGATCGCTTCGCGGTCGGCGTCGGTCCTGTTGTTGAACGGCAGCCGCCAGATTTTGAGGTCTCGGTTGAGGCCCCAGCCGATGCGGTGCTCATAGCCATCGCCGAAGGACACCGCGCGCTTTCGCGGCTTGCTGGCCTCCACGGCCTCTTTGCTTGGAACCCATGTAAACGTTGCCACTGATCAGCTCCTCCGGTTGAGCAGGCCGCCGGGCCGCTGCTGTCTGACCAGCTCAGACTGCACAGCCCGAGAGACCACCATCGCCAGCTCCCGGCCATCGCCTTCGCCCTGGGCACTGGTTTGGCTGCCGCCGCTGGCGTCCACGTTGATGGTGATGTTGTTGGTGGCGCTGCCACCGCCGCCACCACCGGTGACCATCACGCCCAGGTTGCCGTCAGAGCCGCGACGCACGGGGAGCACCGCCTCGGTGCCGTGCAGCATGGTCTGATATCCGGTGGACGGGCCCTGCAGGACGTTGCCCTTGGCGGAGCCCACCGCGCCGCCGACGATGTTGGCGATGTTGCCGAATCCGCTGGTGACGCTGCCCGCTGCGCTGTTGACCACCAAACCCGTCAAGCCGCCGCCGCCCCCACCGATCGCCCCCACCGCCTGCAGGATCGTGCGCAGCACCAGCTGTTGGATGATCAGCCGTGCGGTGCTCTCAAGCATCTGGGCCGCGAACTGCTGGAAATTGGCGCTGCCGGTGGTGGCCAGTGAGACCAGGGAATCTTCAACCCCTTTGACCCCCTGCTGGGCCAGTTGCGCCGTTGCCTCGCGCATGGTGCCGATTGATTCAACGTACTGCTGCGCGCCCTCCACCATGCCGGCGCCAATGCGGTCATCCCGGCGGAAGCGCATCGCGTCGTTGAACGCGATCTGCGATTGAGCGGTGGCGTCGATGCTGGAGCGCAGCTGGTCGTAATCCAGCGCCATGGTCTGCAGCGAGTCACGCAGGGTCTTGGCCGTGGCGATGTCCTCCTGGGTGGTGCCGAGCAACGCCAGCGCATCAGTGGCCGCCCGCACCTTCGCCTCGTAGAGCTGCTGCGCCTCGGCCTTGCGCACCTCCGCGTCGATCAATTCCGGCCGTGCACCCTCCAGCTCGAGCCGGTTGCGGGTGGCCATGATCTCGTTGCTGCGCTGGATCTCGTCCGCCTGCTCTCGGAACTCAACGCCGTAATCCTGGAGAAATCCGGTCCCGATCAACGCCCGCAGCTTGCCCGCCTGCTCCTCGGCGCCCTTGGCTGCCTCCTGGGCCGCCCGGTACTCCAGCTCTGCGGTGGCCACCTCGCCGCGGGCGGAGACCAGTCCGGGGCCGGTGGTGTCGAGGTAGGGCTGGGAGGGGGTGGCTGCCGTGGTGGGAGCTGCTGCCATGGCGCCGACGCCGGCCGGGGCGATGCCGGAGCCACCGAACCCAGCGCCAGCAAGCACGCTCCGCACTCGCCGGCTCAACGACGCTTCCTGCCCAACAGGAACCTGAGAAGCGGGAACGTCAAGCGCCTGGCCCGAATAGTGGTAGCTGTTGCGCGCGTGCCTGCCGCCAGTGGTGGAGCCGATCTGGATGCCCGCCGCCTCCAGCGCTCTCTTCGCCGCCTGCATCTCGGCAGGGGATCCGAAGGCCAAGTGGTCGTGGTAGTTGCTGCCGCCGTGGTCGGCCCGGTAGCCGGAATGGCCCCGATCGCCGGTGAGGTACTCAATGATGCGGCCGACACCGCCCCGCGCTGCCCCAGCTCCAGCAGGGGCCATCCGCTCTGCTCTTGCCTGCGCAGCCGCATAGGCCGCCCCAGACGACCGCTCCATCTCGGCACTCCGCTCAGCCGTCCGCAGCCCAGCCCTTGCCGCCTCCAGTCGCTGCCTCGCCCGCTGCTCCTGCTCAGCGGCGCCCAACGTGTCCGACTCGTTGCCGCGGATGTCGCGGAAGAACGCTGCCAGCTGGCCCCGTGCTGCACGCTGAGCGCCGACCACGGAGT